CAGGGAATCTATTCACCATTTCAAGCCGACCTGGCGTCAAAAGAAATCTTGCGCTATGAATTTTCAGCGCTTGGATCAAGCCGCATCATCTGAGAAATGAATATCACATAACCATAACTTTGGTGGGTCGCGAATGGTTCGATGGATTCGCTGACCATATATCGCGAGTATGCGCGGATTGACAACAGCCTCGAAACCACAAATGGCACACTTAACGTGCATCAATAATCTCTTCCAAAAGCGTCACTATTTGTTCGAGTGCAAAAGCAGATCTGCAACGTGAGCAAAAGTTCTCAGTGAACACAATCCCTGAAGGTTCGGGATAGATCAACGTGCGACAGTACGCGCAGTCATCAGCAAGTCGTTCTCTCATTCTTCTTCATCTCCTATCAAGCATGCTTCGCAAGCACAAGAATAAGATTCGCAGGTCATTGTTTCAACTCCATTGGTTTGAACTTAAATGTAATTTCACCCGCAACTTGCCATTCACATTCGCAATGGATTGACCAAGGGCAAACAATTCTAACCTCTTCACAATCTTGAAACGATTCATAATGAAGATACTCTTCAGTCAGAGACAATTCCTGTAATGCATCAGGTTGATTCATGTGCTTTGCTTCAATGTGATGGCGAAGAGATTTAAGAATGGACTCATACCAAATATATCTCATTCTTCTGCCTCCTCTTGTGCCTTCATCGATCGCTTGATGGCAACCATCCTGGCGCAGCCTTCGTATCCGATGAAGTCAACTACTGCATCGATGACCTGAGAGACCTTGTAGCCTGCCTTCTTTGCCTTCTCAAGGACATCATCCGTCCTGTCGCTCACCGTTATGCTGTACTGGTTTCCCATATTATCCCCTGAACTCAGTAGTATAATAATGTTATTCCTACTCTAGAAAAAAAAAGGGGGTCCCCACCTTATATCCAATGGCTTGTTAGCATGGGGTGGGTGTGTCGGGGAGAGTATCTTATGGTGCGCCTCAGTACGGCTTCGCCGTGAAGATGGAATCCAGTGGGGTTTACATACCGTTGGCAGTTTGTTGGAAGTATGGCAACCGCTAAAACTGGATCCTTTTACCTGACTGAAACCGTGACTTTACCTGCTGCAAGTGCCGACGGCACCAGGGTAACAGGTACAATTGATTTGGGTGCTTACGTCAACGTGGCAACCGGCCAAGCAATTGCGATTGATTCAGTGGACTTTGTTCACCAAGTTGCTACCGACAACGGCCAGCAATTTGAATCAATGCTCAACGGCAATGGTGCAATCTCCTCTCAACTTGTGGATCTTAACCCTGGAACTGCATTGGTTCGTGCTGACAATCAATCTCTTATCGCCTCCTCCGGTTTGAACATCGATGTTGCTAACAACGTCGGTACTCACTCTGCTGACCTTTACCCTGACAACTACGGATCGGCTGGCAGTCTCAGCGAGATGTTTATGGTGGTCAATGATACTCTGTACTTGACTGCTGGACCTGATGGTGCAGCAATTGGTAGCGCAGCAGTGAACCTCACTGCACGTATCCGAGCCCGTGTTGTTAAACTTGGATCCAAGGACTGGATGGCCCTCGCACTACAATCGACCGCATCAGACAACTGAGGCGAGTTAATTGGTATGCGAAACCTGCCGACTTCTAACGGAGTTGCTCATTAGTGCTGGCGTCTCTCCTACTATTGCTGAACCGGCTGGCCAACTTTTGGCCCCGGCTGAGACGAAAGTCAAACGCAAGGCTTCAGATTACAGTAAGCGGTACGGTCGAAACTTCAAGCGGATCGCAGGCAAATACAAACTCAAGTCTGGAGCTTGGGCAAAGAACGGATTCAAGCGAGCACAAAAAGAGGCTCATAGACTAACCAAGAAGAAGTGATTATTATGGATGAAGAAGACTTTGACAGAACGCTACGCATTGAAATCCCCCCGGCTGTATTTACTAAGGACACTACCGGTGATCCTGAATGGACTTCAGGTACACCAAATGGATGGAGTACAATGCCTGGTTCCCTAATATGTTTCTGGCAAGGCTCCATCGACCTTTCAGGCTATGCACGTCAAAGTAAAACTTTCTATCCACATGGTGGCTTTCTTCAAGAGGGTTCCAGTTGGTCATCATTCAATGGCTCTGGTCAACAAATTATAACTTGCGTGACGTCCGTTCCAATGGATTCCAATGAAGCACTTATTGCTCTAATCAGTTTATCTCCTCCAGGGATGTTAGCACTTGGTTCGCCAGGTCTTGATTATGCAAATATCAATTACGAACAAGTTATGTTTAGCGAAACACAAATTAATCTAATCAATGCTAATTTACCTGCGGTTGGAATTTGCCAACCGATCACTAAGCAACAACAAGGTTCATTCAGTGCAACGGCAGCAGACAAGTTGTTTGTAATCAAGTTGGTAGTCCCACTTGACGTTGGGGGAAACACAGGAACTACGTTAGGCATTCCAGCATCGAGAGTTGTGCTCCCTGGGCGAATGGGTTCCGAACCTGAACTTGAATACATGATGCGCTTGTCACGATCCGTTCAACTTGCGAACCAGGTTTGATTTACGTGGAGAAAGAACTCCTTCGATTCATTCTGGGCGAACCAGTTCAACTAACTCCGTTTCGAGCCGTTCAACTTGGTGCCGAAGCAGGCGTTGCAGTGGGTTCAGCATTAGGCGCTGAATCTGCTCGCCTTCGAGACCAGGGAATCTATTCACCATTTCAAGCCGACCTGGCGTCAAAAGAAATCTTGCGCTATGAATTTTCA